CCATCCGCGAGCTTGTCTTTTAGACGCACATCGCGCTCACGTATGTTTTTCAAGAGATATTCTGCAAGATTTAGTGCGTCCATACCGCATATAGTATGCGATTATTTGGAAAGCACAAGTATAATTAGGCGATGTTATATTTGACAAACCAGCGCCATGGTGAATTGAAAGGCCTTTATTTTTGGCCGTTTAATCTTTTGGCTTTTCAGCCTCTTTCGGCTTTGCAATCTTTTTCAGATCAGCGTTGAACTTCGCTTCATCCTCGTCGCATTCAAGCTGCCGGGCCGTTGCTTCAAAGCGTTCTCGTTGGGTTTTCTCAGTCATCTTGATTTTCAAATAAGCCCCCTAATGGTGTGGCCTCTCCGGGTTTGCAAATTTTTATCGGCTCGCCATTGTTCCCAGAAATCCGGCCATCGAAAATCTATTTTCCGGTGGATTCCCTTCACCTGTCGGAACGGCCCGTTCTTCATTTACAATGGCAAGCCAAGTGCAAGCATCCCAATAAATCCTTAATCGCTTAGACATCAGCCCTCACTTGCTTGATGAATTCGACGGAGCTAAGGCCACCGGTAAATTCTTTATCAATTAGTTCGTCTATGTTGGGCAATTCATCTTCGGCTAGGAAAAGTTCAGTTCGGTCAACTTCGATATGACCAAGAAAAGCTGGGGTTTTGTAGAATAGAACGCCGTGGATTCGAACCCGCAAACCCCTGATAACTTTACTAACAGCAAGATTGGCGATTTTATCTAATCCGGCATCGCTGGCAATGCACTTAACGTCCTGCCCGTCTAGGCGTGTTGTGATGGTAACTATTGGCCTACCATAGCCATCGCGTCCAACAGTCTTCACTAAGCCCTCTACGCTTCCTAATTCTCGATAAGGGCGCATCTCTGGTTTTTTTATTGCGGCTACCTCAACAGTGCCGCCACCAGAGCCAAAATCAACGGTGTTATCGTTACGCATAGCCTCACGAATGCGATGAGACATAAACCACGCTGTTTTGACTGTAACGCCTAACGTGCGGTGCAACTGATGGCTGGAAATGCCTTTTTTGCTGCTAGTCATGAGGTAAATGGCTTGCAACCAAAGGTGCAGTTTAACATGGCTACTTTCAAAGATGGTATTAACACGCACAGTGAATTGCTTTCCGCAATCCTTACACTTTTTAAGGCCGTGGCGATCAACACCTTCTGGGTTTTTCTTGCTAGGCTTGCTGCGAACACCATTCAATTCGTAAGCGTTACCCACAACACCGCAATGCGGACAAACTGGCCCGTTTGCCCAAAGCATAGCCTCAACATGCGCAAAAGCTGCGGCTTCGTCGTGCATGTATGTGGCAGATAGTGCGGACATTGTGGAACCTCGTTTCTATGGATTATAGATACGAAACACCGATTGGTTTGTCAAGTACAACATCGCCTATAATTACCATAAAATCAGAAAATACCTTGGAATCTCTGGGGTCTAGCAATTCTGCTAAACCTGCTAATCACTCCACCGTTAGCTTTTTTTACTGGTTTTCTTTTTGGCTGGGGCTTTTTTGACTGCCTTTTTGGGCGCGACTTTTTTGCTTGACTTAGGGCTATCGCCACTGCTTGCTTCTGCGGACGCCCCTCCGACTTTAGCTTCGATATGTTCGAGCTTATCACTTGCCGACTTGATCCCTTTTTCAACGGCATTACCAACCTCCTTTGCTACACGCTTTGCAGAACGAATTTGCTCTACAATTTTCTCCCTAACAGATGAACTCATTTTACCGTCCTTTCATTTGTGCATTCACCGCAGCAATATCTCTCTGGGTCTGAATGCGTTCTTCAGCAACGCGGGAACGCTCATCTATAGCCTTTTCTTGAGCATCAATACGTTGCTGCGCGATTAACACATCATTGCGCTCTTTCTCGCGCTCCATCTCCTGACGTGCTTCAAATTCACCTTGCTTACGCTGCATATCTGCGGCCTTCAGTTGCAATTCTTGCTGTCTGATTGCCACTAGCGGATCTTCCGTTTGGCCCTCTGGAGACATAGCCTGCACAAGTTGCTCTGTCATATCCGCCGCTATTTGCGCGGCTCGTGCATCTATTTGAGGCTTGAATTGCATCATCATCATTTGCATTGGATCTTGTGGCATAGGCCCTTGAGGTCCCATTTGTGGAGGCTGCATTTGAGCTTGTTGCTGCATCATCTGCATTTGCTCTGGTGGAATCTGAGACATAACTTCCTGTTGTGCCTGATTTTCTGCAAGCATTCCAATATGCTCTTGAATATGCCCCTGTAGCACAACAAGAGCCTGTGGATTCAACTGCATCGCGGGTGTGGACATAATCGCCATGTGTGTTTCAATGTGCGCCTCATGATCTTGATCAGGAAACGCCTGCAAAGGAGCGCCCATAAGAGCGTTTTGGTTCTCCTTTGATGGATTCATTGGCTGAGGCTGTGGAGGAGGCGGCAATATCGCATCAATGTTTGTTACGCCTAGCGCCTCATACATCTTACGATAAGCAGCATACAGCCCCTGTGGGCCACCATGTATCTGTGGATTAGACTGAACTAACTGTAGCTCAGTTTGCGCCAAAGCAATTCGCTGCGACATCGAAAAGATGTTTGGATCAGAAACTGGCAAAACATCAATCTGAGGCCCAAAGTCCTGCACAAAAATCTCAGGACCCATCTGCATATCTGCTTGATATGGATATGCCTGCACCGTTTCTGCAAAAATCTGAGCCAGAAGTTTGAACTCAATCTTTTGTGAGTAATGAAGACGCTTGTGAATCGCGGACATAACCTTTGTTCCGCGCTCCATAATCGCCATCGTTGTGCCAACGGGCGTTTCACCGCCCATCTCACCAACCTTCAAGTCAGCCATAGACGCAAAGCGGCGTCCTGCGTCCACGAGAGTGCCTAAAAGGTTATAAAGCGTCCCTGAAGGCTCTTTGAAGGGGAGGGGCATCAGAGAGCCTTGCAGGGTGCCTCCAACCACATCGACATCGCGGAACTCACCCGGTTGTAGAGGAGCATCTTCATCACGAATACGAGCGCCACGGGCTTTAAAACCCGCAGGCAAGTTGGAGAGCGTACCTGCATCAATTAGCTGACGCAGAATGGACGTAGAGGCTTGCGCCAAACCACCAATCATATGCGTCAAGCCAAGGCCATAGAACCCCAGACCGGGCAGAAATTTATAATGTACGAAATATTGTTTCGCACTCTTAATCGGATCAGCCTCAGTGTAATTGCGGCGAATAGACAAAACATCGCCTGAATCCGCAATAATCGTCACAATATAAGGCAACTTCAAGCCAGTTGGCTGACCATCGACCCCCATATCCTCAAAGCCCTGAATATCAAGGCTCGTATGAACTTCATAAAGTGTTAACTCTTCAGATGGTCCGCTAGGATGAACGCCTTGAATATCATCAATTGATTCTTCAACCTCATCAGCTTCATATGAACTACCTTCAGAAGAAGTTGGCAGATCAATATCACGATAAAAACCAACAAGCTGCATCTTGCGGATTTCATTGGAATCCATTGAAATTCGATGCGTAATACGCGGAGAAGACACCAAATCAGTTGCACCATATGGCACAATCAAGTCTTCAGCATGTATAAACTTGCTAACAGCACGTTGCTTTAGCGGATCAAAGTAAACCTTCTTAAACGTAGAACCAATGACAGGAAGATAAAACAGCATCTGATCCAACTCTGGATCGTACTCTTCCATCTTGTAGGTAATCATGTAGTTCATGTAGTCTTTGACGCGCTCAGACTGCTTTACAAGCATTTCATTTTGCGCACCAATAACAGATGTACGAACAGGTCCAGTTGCAGGCAACAACTCACGATACGCTTGCGCTTGGAACTGTGTGACAGACTCAGCCAATAATGGATGAATAACGCCAGAAGACCCTTCAAACGGCTCTGTGCGCTCTTCAGTCTTCATCCCTAAAAACTCAAGGCCAGTTTTGTATGTATCTTCCCAGTCTTCACGAGAGGATAAATCATCCTCAATCGAACCAACCAAATCAGATGAAATCAAACCCAACTCGGCTTCGTCAATAACTTCAGCCAAGTTCCCATCAAACGGAACGCTAACAGGAGCCTCCATAGGCTCTTCATACTCACCCACAACGGCGCTACCGTCATCAAACTCAGTAATTCCGGGCTGTGCAGCTAAATCAATCACATTCTCAAATGTTGGCCCCTGTGGAACCATTGGTTCTTCGGGCAATCCACCCGCACCTAGACCGCGTTCTATAGCCATTAGAAAATGTCCTTCTCGTTGCCTTCAAGTGGCTCCAGTTCGTCAATGTCATCAAAGTCAGTCATAGGACCGCCTTTTTCCCAAGCATTGCAAACATTCTCAGCCATGCAGGTGAAATCCAGTTTAGTACAATACCCAACCTCGTCACCCTCATCCATTCCAATGCCATTCTCAATGCAATCAAGCATCTTGGAGCGAATGTTGTAATATTCACAGGTTCCGCAGATTTCTTTCTTTTTTTCCCAATTCTTCACAGAATGACCGTAAGCATATTCCTGTATGGCATACTCACGGTTTTTATCGTTTAAATCTGCATCCTGAGTCGAAAGAGGACAAACAAACTCCTCTTCCGCCTCATACATATCGTCATCAACAACTTGGTTGATACCAGACCTAAGCTCATCCATGTCAATGTTGATAACGATTTTTGCCATCACTTTACTCCAGAAAAATTGGTGCCAGAAATGGCTGCACCACCGCCACGGCAAACACCACCCCCATGCTCATAGCCGCGAACCTTGCCGCCTTTTTTCATTTTGCGAGGCTTCTCGTATTTTTGACGGACTGATTCTTCAACTTGATCTATAAAGGTTCTAGCCTTCATACTACCAGATTCTTTAGGAGTCATTTCTCCGGCACGCATGCGTTCATTCATATTTTTTTCAATCAGTTTCTGCAACTCTGTGTCACCAGCGTAAGTTTCTCGAAACTCTTTTGCATAGTCGTCAGACATATAGATTTGTCCACCTGACTTGGTGGGGCGCATATTTACCTTTTTACGTTTAGCCATCACTTCATTCCTTTATACTTGCCGCCACGACCAGCCATAACGCAGCCGTTTCGAGACTTTTTACCAGAAGATTTCTTTTTCTTAACAGCGCCGCCCTTTTTATATTTCTTAACAGCACCGCCGCCCATCATTCCTAAAGTTCTACGCAAACGAGCCATGTCTGCATCAGACACTCCCATTCCCGTTTCACCAGCTTCTAAAGCCTCAAGCATACCTGCACGATCCATAGCGCGTTGGCGACGACGATCAGCGTCCGACATACCTTTTCCAGACTCACCCATTATCATACTAAGTCTACGACGATCAGCGTCAGAAATAGCCTTTCCTGATTCACCCATCGCTTCCATGAGCGCCCTCATGATTGCTTCTTTTTGTGCCATTAGTAATATTCCCTTTTTCGACGCGCAAACGCCAGTTCATCTTCATCGTCATAGTCACTCGGAGTGGTGATAAAACCACCCTGCCTAAAACGCAGTATAGCCTGAGTCATCGAATCCGCCAAGTCATCATGTTCACCATTTGGAAATGCAGCGCATTCTTCCATAACTTCATCAGCAAAATTCGTGTCAGGACACCACACCATACCACTCTCAAACACAGGCGCACACGCATGCATCCGCGTAAACTTGTCCGCGCCACGGCTCGGCGTAAATGGCGTCACAGGAATACCCATCCTACGCAACTCCTGCGTCAACGGCATACCACTCGCCTTCTGCTCCACAAGAACCATGTCAGGCTCATACAATTCATACAAATCATGCGCCTGCTGCTTTAACTCTGGAAACTCCCAGCGCCCCCTAACAGCATCAAGCAACACAATGTGATCCTCTCGCGTTTCATCGTAATGAAAAATACCCCAAGTCGTAATCGCACTATAGTCAGCCCTGTCACCCTTACTAAAGGCAGTATCATAACTTTGAATAATATAGCTGCACGTAGGCGGATCGTCCTTTTCCCAAATATTCCACCACTCACGCTTAATAATCGCACCCTCTTCAGCAGTCGGGTTCTGCATATACTGCGCATTCCACTTAGCCACAGGAATAGATGCCTTAACACTCTCAAGCTCGTTTAAGCTCCAGAACTCAGGCCAAAGCGGATCTCCAGACGGCATAATCGCAGGAAACTCAACAATATCCCACTGATCCGCACCCTTCTCACTCTGCTTTGCCAAAACCTTCGCAGTCAAATCCCTGATCGACCACCGTGTCATAACAATGATAATCGAACCACCGGGCTGTAAACGCTGTCTCGGGCCAGAGGTGTACCACTCGTAAATGTTATCTAACGCAGTCGCACTCAGCGCGTCTTGTTCGGAGACAGGATCGTCGATAATCGCAAGGTCAGCGCCGCGCCCCGCGAGAGCGCCACCGACACCCACCGCATAATACTCGCCGCCACCGTTCGTACTCCATCGACCACTCGCTTTAGCGTCTGACGCAAGACTGACATTAGGGAAGACATCTCGAAACTCCTCGCTATCAATTAAGTTCTTAACCTTCCGACCAAAACCAACAGCCAACTCAGCCGTGTGAGTCGCCTGAATAATCTTCAAATCGGGCCTTCTACCCATCAACCAAGTGGGAAACAAATAACTCGCAAACTCTGACTTCGTATGGCGCGGAGGCATGTTCACAATCAATCGCTTGATCTTGCCATCCGCAACGTCCTGTAGCTTCTGAGCATAAATCTTGTGGTGCCTGCCCTCAATAAACTGAGGCCAAACATGATTCACAAAACTCATAAAACTATCATGCTTCTCCGCACGTTTATCAAGCGTCTGCAAACGCTCCAGCATAGGAGCAACTTTGGCTAACTCCTCATCCGTAAGATACTTGGAAAAGTCATTTGTCAGGTCGTTCAATGTTTAATTCCTTGGCCTGCTTGTCCAAAAGATATTCTAATTGCGCCCCTCCAAAACTTTTAGAAAGCGAATCTTTTATTTCAAGAAATTTTTTTCTGTTCAAAAAATCTATGGTGTCTTGAATATCTAGCGGCGTTTCTCTCACTTGCATACTACCTTGTTCTATGTTCCTAAGTGGATTAAATGATCCTATGCCCATTAAAACATTGTTGTTTGTATTCGTAGGAAACATAATTTCTTCAAATTGGTTAGGATTAACCTCATGCCTACCAATTTCAAACCCTAATCGGTCTTTCATATTAAAAAGCATCTGACCTACACGCGCTTTTTCTTCTTCAGACTTGTACGGGTTTCTCTGCGAAGAATACCCTTCTCCAGTCTGACTTTTGTAATAATTTAAAAGACGCTCCGCATCACTAAATTCCGGTCTGGTTTCTCCAGTTGCAGCACGAGGCGCAGGAAGTCTATCAAGAAAAGTACCTAAACCCTGCATAACTGGCATTATCTGTCTTGGGTCATTAATGCTCTCTAAAAATTGTTGTCTAAAATTACCCGTATTTTCATCAATAATTTTGCCAACCTCTTGAACCTGTGGAAGACTTAAAAAATCATCCATTGACATTCTGCCAGCTAAAACATCTTGAACTCCACCGCGCAATTCTGGGCTTTGAAGTTGAGAAGAACCAGCATCTTCAGTAACCATTGCCAGTCGACTAAAAATATCGTTAGGATCACTTAAATGACCTCCTCCGTATGGGCCTTCATCTAAGGCAGGAGGATCAAAAAGTTCTACGAATTTTTCTTCTAACGTAGGCATTTTGTTATATTGATTTACGGAACCACTAAAATTTAAAACACTATTAACAGCATCCATCATAGGCTGACCGTATTTATAAATATTTTCAGCAGGATTCCTTTGACCCATAACATTACGAAGTTCGTTTAAAGCTAAGTGACGATACTCATGATCATCAATCAAACCACCAACAGCAGAACTCATAGGTTCAGACGTATATATCTGACCAGTTATCGGTAAAAATCTGGGACCACCAGTGCTCTCAAGTAAATCATTATCTAAAAATACTCTAGGATCACTGTCTCTCCTGCCATATGCAGTTAAAGGATCTAATGAGCCACCCCCCAACGCCTCAGAAACCTCATAAGCAGAAGGACCACTCGAAACACTAGGAGGACCGTAATCAGGAAAACTAACACTAGGACCATCACCCCCACCTAGCGCCTCAGAAATCTCATACGCAGAAGGACTAGATACACTCGGAGGCGCATAGTCAGGAAAACTCTTCTCCTCCTTTTCCCTCTCCTCCTTCTCTTTTTTCCTCTTAGCCCCGGGGTA